GTTCTGGGAGACCAGAAAATATCTTTCCAGATGGCTCTGATATTTTAGCACAGACAACTCAAGATGGTGGAGGTAAAGATCGATTAGAAAACGGTCATTACATCTTAACTGTTGGACAACATTATGTAATAATTGTTGGAGATGCAGGAGCCGAACAAGCTCTTATATCTATGAGTTCATCTCAAGGTAAAGTAAGCAGAAAATGGAACTCTATGATGATGTCCATTTCACTTGATGGAAAAAACGGTCCTTACACACCGCCATCATTTAGCCATGCTTATAAACTAACAACTGTCTTAAATTCTGGCAAAGGTAATCAATGGTATGGTTACAATATCGTCAAAGAAGGTCCGGTAACGGATGCATCTATGTACGAACGTGCTAAGAAATTTTACACTAGTTTAGCTAGCAAGTAGTGTGAATAGTAGGCGGCTGATGGAGACGGAGGCCGCCTACGTAACAGAGTGGATATGACAGAATTAGAAAAATTTATAAATATATTTGAAGGTTTAGATAGTGCTTACGGTCAAACTGTAAAAACAGATCAGTTTAGCGAAAAAGGTAAACACAAAACTAAATCATTTACTATATCAAACCCTGTAACTAAAAAATTATGGGAAGAACATCTTAAAGGTAGTGATCCAGGACTTGGTATTGTTCCAATTAATAAAGAAAACAAATGTAAATGGGGTTGTATAGATATTGATACATATCCTTTTGACCATAAAAAATTTATAAAAAAATTAAAAGATAAAAATATACCTATGATTGTATGTAGGTCTAAATCAGGTGGTGCACATGCATTTTTATTTACAAAAGAATTTGTTCCAGCGACAGTAATGAGAGCAAAACTAAAACTTATTGCATCAGCAGTAGGTTTTGCAGGTGCAGAAATATTTCCTAAACAAGATTACATAAGAGTTGATAGAGGAGATACAGGTAGTTTTTTAAATTTACCTTATCATGCAAACGAAAGAACAGTTAGATATGCTTATGGTGTTGAGTCTAACGTATTAACATTACAAGAATTTTTTGAAGTACATGAAAACACTGCATTAACTGAAACAAAATTAAACGAATTAATAATAAAATCTGATACAGAAAAAACTGATCACTTTAATGGTATGCCACCATGTTTAGTGACATTGTTAAGTGATGGTGTACCTGATGGTCAAAGAAATAATTGTATGTACAATGTAGGTGTTTATCTTAAGAAAAGATATCCAGAAAAAGATGAATGGCAAAGTCATATGTTTACTTATAATAAACAATTTATGGACCCACCACTAGATGCAAACGAAATCAACACTTTAATAGGTTCATTAGAAAGTAAAGATTATAATTATAAATGTAAAGACGAACCTATACATAGTTTTTGTGATGCTAAAAAATGTGCATTAAAAGAATTTGGTGTAGGAGACAATGCACCAGCTCCAGAAATAAGTGAAATAAGAAAATATGATTCTGATCCACCAATATACTTTGCATCAATAGATGGAGAAAGTGTTGAAGTAGATGATATAACATTACACGATCCAGAAAAATTTTCATTAGCATGTATGAATCAGATAGGTAAACCAATGATGCCTGTAGCAAAACATATGTGGCGTAGATTACTTATTAAATTATTTGCAAATTTAGAAATTATACCTGCACCAGATTCATCAAAATTAGATGTGCAGTTAAGAGAAATATTAGGAGATTACATAAACAAAACACCAGGTAAAGAATTAAAAGATGTTATGCGTGGTATTGCTTTTACAGATACCGATGGAGATACTTATTTTAAGTTTAAAGATTTTTGGAAGTTTTTATTAAAGACTAAATCTTGGGCAGAAAAAACTTATCCAAGACAAAAAACAATGAGACTATTGCAATCTTTGTTTGAAGCAGAAGAAACCTCACCAAAAATAAATGGAAAAGGAGTTAGGTTATTAAAAATGCCTACAGTAAAATTAGAACGACCTAATCCTAGAACAACGAAAGTAGAAAAATCACCATGGCTATAGTTAAAAAAATAATGGGTCCACCAGGTACTGGTAAAACCTATAGACTAGTAAATTATTATTTAAAAAAAGAATTAAATGAGTATAATACTAATCCTGAAAAAATTGCATATATTACATTTAGTAGAGCTGCAGCAGAAGAAGCAGCAGAAAGAATTACAGAATTATTTCCTAACAGTAAATTAAAATATATATCTACAATGCATGCTATGGGTATGAGAGAA